CTTAATACAGAACACCCTTAGGCCCGTTTAACTACGGTGGTGTAGGTTTTGCCGCTACCTTCCAAATACCGGAGTCGTGCCCGTGATATTTGGAAAAAGCGGCTTTCTCTTTTTATATTTCTCTTGCTCTAGTAAAATAAGTAATGTATAATTATTCAATTAACTAGGAGACTTTATGTCATCAAACGGACCACGTATGTTTAGTGCAGAACAAAAAGCAAAGCTGACTCAAATTATCAACGAAGGTATGGGCGTTTTACAAGAGATTGAAGACCTGAATGCTGGACTTTCGGACACGGTGAAAGCTATCGCCGAAGAAATGGAAATCAAACCAGCTATCTTAAAGAAAGCTATCAAGATCGCCCAAAAGTCTAAATTAGGTGATACTAATGCAGATCACGAAGAGCTTAACACTATCCTTGAGACTGTGGGTAAAACTCTTTGATTAATACGGTGGAAGGGTGGTTTAATACCACCTGGCATTTTGCCAAGACAGATTATCAAGGATGGCCATTACGGTTTATCCTTGAGATGCTTGCTTGGGCTATAAGCATCGGGTGTAGTGTTGCAATGATGCTTACTGTACCAACCCCTCCATTTCTAATATTGTACCCAGTGTGGATCAGTGGTTGTATAATCTACGGCTGGGCCGCTTGGACACGTGGATCGTTCGGTATGATGGCTAATTACTTGTTAATGAGCGCGATTGATATCATAGCCCTTGCCCGCATGATAAGTAAAGTAGTATAATGTGTCAAGAGTCGCTCACTTAACGAGCATGTAGAGTATGTGCGGGCTATAAGTCGCATTGGAGATTAAAATTGAGTTATATTGATGCTCTCTTTGACAGAGATAAGGATAGGATTCATGTAGTTGAACGTGTGGATGGCGAGCGGGTATATAAAGAGTATCCGGCCAACTATACATTCTACTATGATGATCAAAAAGGCAAGTACCGTACTATCTACGACACTCCTGTGTCTAAATTTACCACACGCAATGGTAAAGAATTCCATAAAGAAATACGTATCAACTCCAACAAAAAATTGTGGGAGTCAGACATCAATCCAATCTTCCGTTGTTTAGAAGATAACTATTCCGGAATACAATCACCAAAACTGCAAACATGTTTTTTTGACATTGAGGTGGACTTTGATCCGGAACGTGGATATAGCAAGCCCGACGATCCGTTTAATGCCATTACAAGTATTTCACTATACATGGATTGGATGGACAAACTTATAACCTTGGTCGTTCCACCTAAGAGCTATTCTTGGGAATCTGCTGAAGAAATCTGTAAGAAATTTGATAACTGCTATTTGTTCGAAAACGAAGCAGACATGCTCAACACGTTCTTGGATTTGATAGACAATGCAGATATATTAAGTGGCTGGAACTCCGAAGGGTACGATATCCCATATACTACAATGCGTATACATCGTGTATTGAGCAAAGATGATACACGGCGCCTATGCTTATGGGGACAGTATCCCAAGAAACGTACATTTGAACGTTTTGGTGCAGAGAATCTAACATTTGATTTAATCGGTCGTGTGCATATGGACTATATGCAACTATACCGTAAGTATACATACGAAGAAAGACATTCTTACTCATTGGATGCTATCGGCGAATACGAAGAAGTCGGTAGCAAGGTAGCTTATGAAGGAACATTAGATCAACTCTATAATAAAGAGTTTGCTAAATTCATAGACTACAATCGTCAGGATACTATGTTGTTGGCCAAGTTGGATAAGAAGTTACGCTTCTTAGATCTTGCAAATGAACTCGCGCATGATAATACTGTATTGTTACCAACCACAATGGGTGCGGTTGCTGTAACAGAACAAGCTATTATTAACGAAGCTCATCAACGTGGTATGATTACACCTAACCGGAGATCAAGAGATGACCAAGGAAATACGCAAGCCGCAGGTGCCTATGTTGCTTATCCCAAAAGGGGTATTCACGAATACATCGGAGCGATCGACATCAACTCGCTCTATCCCTCGGCTATTAGAGCCCTTAACATGGGGCCAGAAACTATCGTTGGGCAGCTCAAACAAACAATGACAGACAAGTATATTGCAGACAAGATGGCCGCAGGGTCATCATTTGCAGATGCTTGGGAAAATATGTTTGGTAGCCTAGAATATCAGGCGGTAATGAATATGGAGGTAGGCACAGAAATCACCATTGACTGGGAAGGCAGTAATAGTACCGTGCATTCAGCGTCTGAGGTATGGCACATGATTTTTGATAGTCGTCAACCCTGGACATTGAGTGCCAACGGTACTATATTTAAGTATGACCTAAAGGGGATTATCCCCGGACTATTGGAAAGATGGTATGCCGAACGAAAAGAAATGCAGGCAAAGAAAAAAGCCGCAACCACTCCTGAAGAAACAGCGTTCTGGGACAAAAGGCAGCTCGTCAAAAAAATTAACCTCAATAGCCTCTATGGCGCGATCCTTAACCCGGGGTGCAGGTTCTTCGATCACCGTATTGGTCAGAGTACGACCCTTACGGGTCGTATCATCGCGAAGCACATGGATGCTCACGTCAATGAATCCATTACTGGGGAATACAACCACGTCGGGGAAGCGATTATCTACGGTGATACGGACTCGGTCTATTTCTCAGCCTGGCCGGCGCTCAAAGAAGAAGTAGCCGCTGGACGTATGGAGTGGAACAGAGAGATCTGTGTCCAACTATACGATACTATTGCAGATAGTGTAAATGAATCATTCCCGGGCTTCATGGAACGTGCTTGCCATGTTCCACGCGATATGGGTACCATTATCAAAGGTGGTAGAGAAATGGTTGCCAGCAAAGGTCTGTTTATTAAAAAGAAACGCTATGCTGTATTGATTTATGATCTCGAAAACCATAGGTTAGATACACACGGCAAGCCGGGCAAAGTAAAAGCGATGGGACTTGACCTTAAGCGCAGTGATACCCCCAAGGTAGTACAAAACTTCTTAAGCGAGATCCTGTTGGAAGTACTAACCGGTACCGGTGATGTCAAACAAAAGGTAATTGACAAAGTTCGTGACTTTAAATTACTGTTTACCGAACGGCCGGCCTGGGAAAAAGGTACACCTAAACGTGTAAACAATTTAACCAAGTATACAGCAGAAGAAGTGCGTCTTGGTAAGGCAAATATGCCGGGACATGTTCGCGCCGCGATGAACTGGAATACGCTAAAACGTATGCACGGGGATAACTACTCTATCGCGATCGTTGATGGTATGAAAACCGTGGTATGTAAACTTAAAGATAATCCATTGGGATATACTAGTGTTGGATATCCCACAGATGGGACTCATATTCCACAATGGTTCAAGGATTTGCCATTTGATCAAAATAGCATGGAAATGGGTATCGTGGATCAAAAGGTAGAGAACCTATTGGGTGTGCTCGAATGGCAGATCGCCGACAGCACAGATATTAAAACAACATTTGACGCATTGTTTAGTTTCGAGTAAGCTATGGGATTACACGATTTAGTCACCTTAAAAACTAGTCTACAGAAAGCGTTAGACATAGAGCCGTCAATTGAAAAATTATCGGAGCTCCGACAATCTATACTTAACATCAAATTAACACAAACTTTAGTCTCAGACCAAGCGAAACATATCGACGAACTTGTTTCATATTACGATAAACTGATCGCAGATTTACAACAAAATGTCACCTTCAATGATACTTACTTAAGTATCATTGATACCGAAATCAACAGTATCACTCATCGACTATTTTCTAATAACTATGATCTAGAGGATCGTCCAGGTGATGCAAATTTTGTCAGGAATCATCGCAAAATATCAATTGCCGATCAAACTAGTAACGATCGTGATATAGTGCAAAAACTATTTGTACGTACCAATTGGAAATATCCAACACTAGAAATAGGATGTCGCGATGGGGAATGGACTCAATATTTGGTCGCTGCCGATCCCTTATATCTAATAGACTTTCATCAAGAATTCCTTGACTCTACTTTAAGTCGTTTTAGTCCCGAGTATCAACGTAGACTACGCCCTTATCGATTAATAAACCATAATTTAAAAGTATTACCTGCTGGACAATTTGGTTTTATTTTTAGTTGGGGATATTTTAATTATGTCAGCGTAGACACGATGAAGCAATATCTAAAGCAGATACATGATCTGTTGCGTCCAGGTGGAATATTTTTATTTACATATAACAACGGCGATACTCCAAACGGAGCAGGGATGGCAGAGAATTTTAGTCAAACATATATGCCAAAGAGTTTGCTGATGCCATTGGTTAGTAGTCTTGGGTTTGAGGTGATTGAAGATAAATCATTCAACGGATATATACATTGGTTAGAAATTAAAAAGCCAGGTACACTACACACGATCAAAGCGCATCAAGTTTTAGGTGAAATTAAAAAGAAACATAACCCGATATCAGCATTGACAACACCTGACGAACCTAGTACAATAGACAATATACAGGAGAACTTATGAAAGATTATTTACAAGACCTCGTGCAACACACGCATGGATTAGGTATAATTGATTTAATTAAAATTACCGGCACCGCTGAAGAAACAGCGGTTAATGCTGTGGGTAATGAAAAGGTCGTGATATTAGAAGCTAAATTTAAAAAAGCACACCCAGACTTTATTGGTACATTTGGCATGCCTAACTTAGGTAAATTAAATACGATCCTTAATATACCCGAGTATAAAGAGGATGCTAAGTTAAGTATTAACAAACAAAAGAATGCAGCCGGGGAAGATGTTCCTTGTGGTATCCACTTTGAGAATAAAGCAGGAGACTTTAAGAACGACTATCGTTATATGGATGCCGCGATCATCAATGATAGACTTAAATCAGTGAAATTCCGGGGAGTAAATTGGAATGTAGATGTCACTCCAACTAATGCCAGCATCCAGCGTATGAAGTTTATGGCAAGTGCCAACAGTGAAGAACTTACTTTCCAATCACGTGTCGAAGGCAATGATTTAAAGTTTTACTTTGGTGATCCGTCTAGCCACGCTGGTAGCTTTGTATTCCAGTCTGGGGTAAGTGGAACATTATCTAAAGCATGGGCTTGGCCCGTTGCCGCTGTTATTAGTATCCTGAGTTTACCCGGCGATAAGACATTTAAGTTCAGTGATCAAGGTGCATCGATAATCACTGTTGATAGTGGTATCGCTAACTATTCATATATTATTCCAGCACAAACTAAGTGATTATAGATGCCGGCTTTTTGTCCGAGTGGCAATACAAAGGTCACCATTATGGTGAATGTATGAGTCATTGGGATAGTGAATATATGTATGTTTACATTCCTAAAAATGCCAGCAGCTGGACTAAACCTAATTTGAAAGACTTTGGGTGGGAGTTTTATAACTATCATACAGATAATTTACACAAACACGCACTGGTAGTATTACGTGATCCCATAGAACGTTGGGTAAGTGGTATAGCAGAATATTTTACTTTATACCACCCCAACTTCGACACCTGGGCTGTAGACACATTTGATTTAATATTTGATAGAATATCATTTGACGACCACACAGAACGTCAAGTAAAATTTGTACACGGATTAGATACAGATAACTGTACTTTTTTTGAATTCAATAACTTTCGTGAAAACTTTAGTAGCTGGATTACTGAAAATTACGGCGAAAACAAATATGATCGATATGAGTTCCAACACGTAAGCGAACATAGTCCAGCTAGGAAAAAGTTTAAAGAAATTTTTAATAGTGCGTTACAAAATTCTAAATACTTAGAACAAATTAAAAACTTCTACACAGAAGACTACAAATTAATTAACCAAGTAAAGTTCTATGGAACAAGATAATTTAACAGCAAAACAAAAAGACTATGCTATATTCTTACCTGCCATCAGTGGCTTCTATGCTACGTTTATAGGTAAACAGCGTAACGAACAATATGTAGACCCTGCAAGATTCCCGCAGGGTATAACGGATATGGAACAACTTAACTGGCTGAACATCCAGAAATCGTTGTTCCCATATAAGTGGTCGCTTTACTCCGGCGGCCACGCCAACCTTGATCTCACTAAGCAAGACTGGAGTGAGGACATGGTTCGCAATCGCGACCCAAACACGCTAGTACTAGGTGACTCTGGAGGTTTCCAGATCGCCAAAGGACTATGGGAAGGCGATTGGAAAGCTAACTCAGGATGCCCGAAGGCCCAGAAAAAACGAGAACAGGTTTTAGCTTGGCTGGACGGCATAGCTGATTACGGTATGACTCTTGATATTCCAACTTGGGTCATACATGATAAAAATGCAGGGCAGAAATGCGGTATAAGCACATTACAAGAAGCCGTGGACGCTACTAAGTTCAATAACGAATACTTTATGAAGCATCGTAAAGGAGTTAAGAACGGCGGAGTTAAGATACTAAATGTATTGCAGGGTGCTAGTCATGATGATGCCGAACAGTGGTATCAGTTAATGAAAGATTATTGCGATCCCACTAAATACCCCAACACCCACTTTAATGGTTGGTCAATGGGTGGTCAGAATATGTGTGATGTGCATTTGATTCTTAAGCGTTTAGTTGCGTTACGATATGATAATTTGTTACAAGAAGGTATCCATGATTGGATGCATTTTTTAGGTACAAGTAAATTAGAGTGGGCAGTACTATTAACCGTTATACAAAGGGCCGTAAGAAAATATGTTAATCCCAAGTTCACAATTAGCTTTGACTGCGCCAGCCCATTTTTGGCCACAGCTAACGGGCAAGTTTACTTTGAAAACGTCTTCCCTCAGAATGACAAATGGAGCTATAGGATGGCTCCATCAGCTGACGATAAAAAGTACGCAAACGACACGAGAAAGTGGAGTGTCGGGGTCGTGGCGGATGGCATCTACCCGAGATGGGAAGACAGTCCTCTTAGTGATCTGTTACGAATAAAAGATATATGTATATATAAAGGTGGTGTACCCAAGACTGGTGTTACTCTGAACGAACATAATTTTAAAGATCCCGAGATGTATGATGTATTACCCGATGCAAACAAAAATGGCAAATGGGGTAAAACGTCATGGGATAGTTTTAGTTATGCATTGCTAATGGGTCATAATGTATGGATGCATCTAACTGCGGTACAAGAAGCCAATCGTAGATTTGATACTGGCGAGCATCCTGCAATGATGCAATATAGTACCGGAGATTACGCATACTTTGAAGATATCGTTGAAGCGATCTTTGCCGCGCCCGATCGCCAAACTGCCGAAGAGATAATCGAGTATTACGGAGGGCCAACTGGCTACTGGACCGAAATTATCGGAACACGTGGATTCAAAGGCAAGAAAGCATTAAGTGGTCGTACAATGGCCGCAAAACATGTAGATATCGAAGGTAACTTTGCTAAAGAGAAACCTAAGAAGAAAGAGAAAACTAAATCTATAATGGACCCATCTATTTTTGAGGAATAAATTATGACCATAACAGCACGTATAAAACATTTAGAAAATGAACATCAAAAATTAGATAAGAAGATTGATGGTTTAGAAAAGTCTGGAAATTTTCAGGATGCGCTACTAAACAAATTGAAAAAACAAAGGTTGCATATTAAAGACGATCTTGTTAAAATCAAAGAAACAATTGCATTTAATACGAGTAAAGAAAATGGATAGAATTGGACACGAAAAAGTAGATTTCTTCATCGGTAAGGAAGTTGAACATAGTTCAGCATTTGGCCACAAGACTTTATTTGTGGTCGGATTACAAAATGAACAAATCGTTTTAAGCCTTGCAAAAAATAATAACTGTACTCATATATACTTTGGTGCTAATCAAAGTTTCCCTAATCCAGCATTTGATGACGCGCCAGCGTGGGGTGGCTGGGAAGATATGATCCAAGCCTGCTTGAAAGCTGGATTACTGTGTACATTAGATTTAGATGTGAGTAGTGTCGAAGGGTTAGTTGAAAGCGGGTTAGTCGACTACAATAACTTCATCCCAATGATTTCTGTAAAATTGCCCTATATACAACTACTAGGATATAATGCTACAATTAAGCTAGACGACAAGGACTTCGCTAAAACAAATCCAGGTGTTTGGTGTCATAGCTTACATGATTTAAAAGACCGTAAAAAGTTTACGGATTGGTCTAAGTACACACAAGATGAGGTTATTAAATGATTAGGCTTATTTGGAGTTTTATAATGAAGTGGGGTTGGGATTATAGTCGCAACGCTAATAAGATTAACGATAACTATCCCGCAGTATATCCCACTAAACAATCTCAAGGTATTGGTGCCGATTCAAATGAATTTGGTGATCCTATTCGTTTTAGTGTGACCCCAGCAACTGGTGGTGTTGTGGTCACCGTTCGCACATACGATAAATTAAAAGATCGATCAAAAGAAACTGTACACGTAATACCCGATGACACTGATTACGCCAAGGCAGTTGGAGACCTCGTTGCAATGGAGATTCTAAAATCATGAACCAAGAACAAAGAGAAGTAATAGAAAGAGTTAAAGATGCGGCTAAACGTCAAATATGGGTAACCTTTAGAAAAGAAGGTATCCATTGCTACCCAGCGGCAGCAACCGATCCACTACTAAATACCAATAATGAATACAACGTATCGTTCCTTGCTAGCCCTCATCGTCATATCTTTCACTTTAGGGTGTCAATCGATGTGTTCCATAATCACCGGGACATCGAGTTCATCCAATTCAAGCGGTGGATCGAATCGCTGTATAGTGGTCAAGGTTCCGTTTTAGAATTAGATTATAAGTCCTGCGAAATGATGGCAGATGACTTATATCTCCAGATTGCTCAACGATACCCCAATCGTTGTGTTATAATTGAAGTATCCGAGGACGGTGAAAACGGATGTTCGATTACTTATAACCTTACCCGTCCGTATCAATCAATCGTAATTTAAAAGGAAGTAAATCATGGCCCAAGAGTGGCTTTCTAAGCATTTGAATATGAAACCCGAAGTCAAGGAAATTTTTGAAGACCTCGAAGTATACCGGCAGTTTTGTGTTAACTACGGATATCCGTTTGATGAGGCACATCTATATAACGAACGTACACATTATGGTGAGTTTGTTAAAATGACCAAGGGCCGTGAACCCTGGGATCAATGGCGTAGTCCCAAGCGTGAGCGCAAAGATTTTGTGCCGCGTAGTGAGTGGAAACCACGTAGGAACAATGCATAATGAGAAAGTTATGGTACATGGGCTTGGAGCCCTATAAAGCAAGATATACGCTACAGTTACAAGACTGGAACGAAACCGTTTTTAAGAGGCGCGGCATAAACTACGAGTTAGTCCACGGAGACACACTTGGCAACGATCAAGCTATCGTCACCGGACAAGTATTAGATGCTCATGGTCGGACTTATTTTGGCATGTCGCAGTTAATGAATCTTGTAGCCAAGATGAAGGCCGGCGAAGTCACACATGAAGATGTAGTTTACTTTGAAGATATGTTCCAACCGGGCATCGAAAGTCTTCCGTATATCATGCATCAAGTTGCTTCTGCCCATAGACCACGTATATTTGTACGGTGCTTGGCACAATCAATCGATCCCGATGATTTTGTCCACGTATGGGGTATGAGTAAATGGATGGGATTATATGAGAAGATGGTTGATTCTTTCGTGACTGGCGTTCTAGCTACTAACGAAGAAATGGTCATGCATATGAAAATCGCAGGTTGGGAAGCCCCGATATACAACATTTCGGGATTAGCTTTTGGTAAAGAAGAAGTACAGAGCCGAGTCACACATATTAAACCATTCCGCGATAGAAAATATCGTGTTGTATTCTCAGCACGGTGGGATCAGGAAAAACAACCTGATTTCTATATGGATTTGATCGAAGCATACTTTAATAAGTATCCCAATAGTTCTACAGAGTTCTGTGTATGTAGTGGTGGTTGGTTAAAATCAAACAACGATAGCTACATGCAACGTACACGTCAACTGCGAGAATTGGGCATGTTGAAGATATACGAGAACCTAGAAAAGAATACCTATTATAATATTGTTAATGATAGTAGGGTGGTGTTTAATTGCGCTTTGCAAGATTGGGTTAGTAACACCGTAAGTGAAGCGGATGCGTTAGGATGCAATGTATTATATCCCGCATATCGTAGTTTCCCAGAAACATTCGCTAATGACCATACTAGGATGTATATACCTTGGTCTATTGATGATGCATTAAACAAACTAGACGATCTATTAGACATGCCAAGCAAGAACATGGGCAAGATTAGTGAGTGGACCGATGGTACTATTGATCGTATCTGCGATATCATGGAAACCGCAGGAACGATAGCAGAAGATGGCATGGGATGTAAAGCAGGAACTTGGCGTCGTATGGGTACTGATTATCGTAAACATACACATGGATCAAAATATTAAAGGGGAAGTATAATGGCAAAAGCAAAAGCAACAATATCAAAGGTAAGCGACAAGTTAACCAAAGTAAACGAAAACTTCAGCGTCAATATGTATGACAATGGGTTTATGTTGGAGGTCAGTGGTAAGGATGCCGATGGAGAATATAAGACAGCCAAGATCATGGTAGCTACTAGCGAACAGTTGATTGCGCTGATCGCCGAAGTAGTTGAGATGGAACGAGATAGCTAAACCCAATGACCAATCCATTTAAAGATCAAGCGAAGTTTATGCGGTCCTGTGACCAAGAGGTCGACAAGTTTAACGAAAAACAGTATAATATGTATATTAGCCTTATACATGAGGAAGTAGGAGAGTTAACTGTTGCGGAACAAAACAATGACCAAATCGAACAACTTGATGCACTTATCGACATATTAGTCGTCACCATTGGTGCTATCCATAGTGCAGGATTTGATGCTGAAGGTGCTTGGAAAGAAGTTATGAGTACTAACTTTGCCAAAGTCGATCATGAAACCGGCAAAGTTCGTAAGCGTGAAGATGGAAAAGTATTAAAACCCGTGGGTTGGGTACCACCCAATCTTAAACCATTTATCAAAGGAGATTAATATGTTTGGTGCAAATTATACAGATAGCGGTATTTTAAATTATCGTTCAGCAGAAGAAATCAATAGTGCCATGGGCCGTGTATATGGTCATATGGGTCTAGCGGTTGTTGTATCAATGTTGGTCAGTTACTTTGTAGGCACAAGTCCAGAGTTGTTGGCATTCTTTTTTACAGGTGTACTGAAGTGGATCGTGATATTTGCACCACTTGCAGCAATCTTTGGTGTTGCTATGGTACTGGCCAATAACCCCAGTAAAGGTGTAGCACAGCTATGCTTACATGGTTTTGCGGCGCTGATGGGCCTGAGCTTTGCTACAATATTTGCTATCTTTACTATGGGATCGATTGTATCAGCATTCATGGGAGCGGCGGTCTTGTTTGGTACTATGAGTTTTTATGGATACTTTACCAAACAGAGCTTAGACAGTGTAGGTAAGTTTATGTTTGTAGGATTGATTGCTATCGTAATTGCCAGTATTGTAAATATCTTTATTGGCTCTAGTGTGATGGCGATGGTAATATCTACATTAGCGATCATTATCTTCCTAGGCCTGACTGCGTACGATACACAGAAGATACGTGAAGAACTCAGTGTAGATACAACACCGGCTGCAGAGGTAAGTGGTGCATTAACCTTATACATGGACTTTATCAACTTGTTTATTAATTTGTTACAACTATTTGGAGATAAGAAATAATCATGGCCCAATGGACGGTATCTACTACGGAAAAGAAATCCTGCGAAGAGCGGGAGATTTGGACTAAAGGCGATGCAACTATCGTCCGTGTTAACGGATTCCGCTGGGGCACGTTTAGTGTAGAAACCAATGATGATAATCCGCCGGACGGAATTACTGCCGAGAACGAAGACAGCATTGATATGTATAGTCACTGCGGAGACAACATTGATACTATTGACCTAATATCAATGGATGATGGCTGGTACGGTGATTACGAGTTCAATGGTGTAGATGAAGAAGCAGAGCAAGAGATTCTTGATGGTATAGACGATGCCGATGCCGATGGTATCGACTACTCCGAATATCTAGAGGAAAACGGTTGGTCTAACAACGACACCGAAGGCTGGTTACATGGTTCACTTGAAATCATAAAGGACACATGAAAAAAATTGTCGTAACAGGCGGATGTGGTTACATTGGTAGCCACATTGCACGGGCCTTCAAATATAATTGCGATCAAGTAAACATTATTGATCAAGTTTTTCGCGAGCATACAGTCAAAGGTATCGATGGTTATTTAATTGATGATTTTTCAAGCGACTCTGCATTGGCATATATTATCAACACAGCACCTGATGTAATTGTACATTGCGCTGGTACTAGTTTAGTGGGACCGAGCATGACTGACCCTGCTGAATACTACGAAAATAATATTGCCAAGACTATTAAGCTATTAAATGTTATCAAGAACATGCCTAAACCGCCAATTATTCTTTTTAGTAGTAGCGCCAGCGTATACGGTATTCCGGACTCATGGCCTATCACCGAAGACAATGATGTTTTACCCATTAGCCCGTATGGTCGTACTAAAGCAATGACCGAAACTATACTGCGTGATTATTTTACCGCGTATAATATTAATAGTATGTGTTTTAGGTATTTCAATGCCGCTGGTGCGGAACCGTTCAGTTTTAATCTTGGGCAAGAACCAAAAGCAACACATATCATCGCACAAGCACTAGAAGCCAGTTTAACTAAACATGCATTTTTTATCAACGGTGATGATTTTGATACCGAGGACGGAACGTGTGTTCGCGATTATATTCATGTATGGGATATTGCGATAGCTCACATCAAGGCCGTTAACTTTTTCTTTAAAGATTACCCGCAAAGCGGAGCATACATTTATAATCTCGGTACCAATAATGGTATTAGTAACAAACAAATTGTTGATTACGTGGCAAACAAATATGGATTACTCTTTGTAAAATATAGCCCACGTCGGATGGGAGATCCCGACCTACTGATAGCAGATTCCACCCGAGCGCAAGCTGAACTTGGTTGGAAACCCGAGCATAGCACAATTGAAGAAGTAATCGATTCAGCATACAAATGGTATTGTCAAAAATGAGATTAAACGGAATGGTTAAAAAGGGATGGGGCCATGAGATGATATGGGCCACTAACGATCTCTACTGCGGTAAACTTATGCACTTTAACAAAGATGCTAAGTTCAGTATGCATTTTCATTCCAACAAAGATGAAACATGGTTGATACTAGAAGGTAAGTTTGAATTGCGTTACATTGATACCAAGGATGCCAGCACCCATAGTAAAATACTAAAAGAAGGCGATACATGGCGCAATTATCCACTTGAACCACATCAATTGATATGCATTGAAGAAGGTATTGTTGTTGAAGTATCAACGCCGGATAGTGTCGAAGATAATTACCGTGTGGGTAAAGGTGACAGCCAGGCCAAAACGGAGAAGACATAATGAAGACATTGTATCTGGATATGGATGGCGTGGTAGCAGACTTTAATGCCTATGCTATAAAAACATTAACCAGGAAGATTGATGGTGACGAACGCTGGGCACCGGGCGAGTGGCGGAAACTGGCCAAAAATCAACACTTATACAGGGATCTTGGGCTAACACCCGAAGCAGATCAGCTGGTGGATTTTTGTCGTGGATTTTGTGAACAGCGTGGCTATACACTATTATTCCTGACCGCGATTCCCAAGAAGAATGATGTACCGTGGGCATTTTACGATAAAGTAATGTGGGCACAAATACGTTATCCCGACATTCCGGTTATGTTTGGTCCATACAGCCACGATAAACAACATCATTGTCGCGCTGGCGATATCCTGATCGACGACCGCACGATCAATATACAAGAGTGGGAGGCTGCTGGTGGCATCGGCATACTGCACAAAGGTAATCTCATAATGACATTGGAACAATTGGGTAGGATCACTTAGTGAGTTTTAATACCTTATTTGAATTCGAAGAAGCATTGGCCAAGTATACTGGGGCGCCGTACGTTGTTGTGACCGATGGCTGTACACACGCATTAGAATTATGTTTCAGATTAGATCGCATTACCTATACCGAGTTTACCGCATTTACATATCTAAGTATTCCGCAATTGATGAAGCAATTGGGGATAAGTTATCAACTAACATCAGATTATTGGAGTCATGCCGGGCAATATCAATTTGGTCATACAAACATCTGGGATAGTGCCAGGATCTTATTACCTAGTATGTATCGTGCCGGGCAAAAACAATGTTTAAGTTTTGGTCATGGCAAAGTATTAGAACTAGGCAAGGGTGGCGCTATCTTGTTAGATAAAGAATGGGAATACCAGGAATTAAGTAGGATGCGTAGTGATGGGAGAGACCTACATATCAATCCATGGCAGGATCAAAAGGTAATTGGTGAGGGTTACCACTATTGTCCAACACTAGAATTATGTGCTGAGGGATTGGCTAAACTAAACCTAGTTAACGGACAAGTACAATCAGTGACCTATCCAGATCTAAGAAAAGTTAATATAACGCATTCAGCATAGTACGTGATACTTTACCTGTGGCGTTGAGTGGTATCGCATCCACGTGTTCTATCATGCTAGGTCTACAATACTTACCAAGGCTAGATAAAAATACGCTAATACTGTCAGCATCGCAAGTACCAACAAACAAACATTTAACAGTATCAGTGCCAAATACAGCACATTCCACCAATCCATCGATTGATTGTAATAACTGTCGCTCTAGGCTAACAGGATTTAATTTTGATCCGCGAACATTTATTTGATCTTTATGACGACCAAGTATCTTATAATATCCAGCATCGTCTTGCTCCGCTAAATCCCCGGTATCATACCATCTACTGCCCAATGTAACACCACTAAGGTGTAAGCGACCGTTTTCAATCTTGGCAATAACCCCATCTGGTAATCCAACTGTACCCATACGTTGTTCACCATGCAGTGGATTTGTAAAGCAATGGCTCATGGCTTCTGTCATACCAAATGCTTCTATTACAGGTACGTTAAACTTATCCTGTAGTTTTATATAAGTTTCATCCGGTAGTGGCGCACTAGCAGATCTAATAAATCGTAAATGATCAAAGTTTAATCCGCCAATTGCATTAAGTATATCAGGAATAGCAGTAATAAAGGTTGGCTTATAATCAGGCATTGTGCGTAGATCTTTAACTGTTATAAAATGAGTTTCACATTTGGCCATTTGTGTTGCCCAATAAAAGCCTTGGCCGTGTGCATGCCATAAACTCATTACACTAACATACCTGTCGTTTGCTGTAAGGTCGTAAGAGTTAATGATGGTTTTGGCCATGTGATCTAACTGTGTTTGACTAAAGCTACAAAATTTGCTATCCCCAGTGGTGCCAGACGTATACCAAAGCACACGTTCATTTGGGTATTTCTTCCCTTCTCTTGTTTTTTCCTCGGTCGCTGTTATGAGTAAACTCCAATCGGAATTTTCTAAAAGGTATCGATTCCGTGCGGCAGTTGCATTCGGGTTTAGAACCATAATGCTATAGTTGGGTAGGTTGGGAATGTAGTCTTGTGGATTGTCCACACACAGTACAGCACGTTTCATTTTGAGTAAACTTTATTTGAATTTATCACGTATTTATTCATAACTATTGACACTCAGACCTAAATACTATACAATAACACAATACAAACTATAGGAGATTTAATCTTGTTTGATTATGCACCATTACTTGATATCTTGCCAGGTGACCGTAAAAAAATTATAGATGTCAGTAGCCAATCTCCCGAAAATATTTTAAAAATGTTAGATCAAATCACAGGCGCAATTGATACTGTGGTGATAGTCAATGGAGATGTTTGGAGATATTTTGATGCAGAAAAAGAAATATTCAATTATTCTAAGTTACAAGATAAGAATGTTTTTTTACAAACTATAGGGTATACTAACAATAAAATTACTAACAGACACTGGAAAATATCATTCCCGTTATTTTACTGGCAAGTATACAAATTAACGGAGCAATTTGTTGCTAAATCCAATAGTTTAAAATATGGATTTAGTTGCCTAAATAACAATACTAATATACATAGAACATTATTAGGATATAATTTATATAAACATAATTTATTAAATGATATTATTTTTTCACAGAACATAGTAGCGAGCAAAAGTTATGCAATCGATCGAGTTAGCGAAGATGCAAAAATTTTAAATCTTGTAAATTTTGAAGAATATAAAAAATTATTGCCTATTAGATATAATGAAAATTTGTCCCCACTCTTAGATTTTTCCCTCGACCACAACTCAATTAAGTCTGATGCGTTTACACACGCATATTGTAATATTGTAACCGAATCTGACTGTGAAGAATATCCGTATTCTAGAAATATTAATTTACCTGTTGTAACAGAGAAGAGTTACAAACCATTCAGGGCTGGTCAAATTCCTATTATGCTAGTAGCTCGCGGACATATTGTTTATTTAAAAAGTTTAGGATTTGAAATGATGGAAGATTTGTTGCCTGTTGGATTTGACCAAATGAATACCCCACAAAAAATCAATGCCATTGTTACAATTGTATCAAAAGGCAATGAATTTATAAAAGACTTTTATTTTAGTCATCTAAGAGAAATTCAACACAATTATGAACTTATCAACAGTAACAAAGTTGAAGAATTGATATTGCAAAACATTAAGGATATATTTTGAGTGACCTACTCAAAATTATAGACACAAACTTAAATAACTGTTATAGTAGGACTATAACTCGGAGAAAATAATTGGAAAAGAAATTTATCCCTGCGTGGCCGACAATAGCCAACGAATTTAAACCACATCCAGTTCTGCATCCTACTCAACCAACCGAAGGCGAGAAGCAAGCGGCCGCGTGGTTAAAGGACGAGTATTATGACTTGGATAAAGATGAACCAACACAGGAGAGCACTTTGACAGAATCAGTAACATATCAAAACATAGACGACAAGGGCTATGAAGAAGCTAACTTAGCGGATGCTATTCGCTTTAAGATGAAACGTGATAAAAAACGTTTTTGGGCAGGAGACAACATTAGTGATTACCTACGCGAAGGTGACAAAGAAAAACTAATCAATGAAGCAACTGAAGCATTTGAAAAAGTATTAGACACGTTGCTCATTGATCGTGAAACGGATCCTAATTCAAAGGGCACAGCTAAACGATTGGCTAAAATGTACTTCAATGAAGTTATGGAAGGTAGATATGTTCCGGCACCAAATGCAACGGCTTTTCCAAATGATAGTGAAGGTAGATATGAAGGTATGTTGGTGGTACGTAGTGAGTTACGAAGCATGTGTAGCCATCACCATCAGCCTGTATCTGGTGTGGCTTATATCGGTATCATCGCTGCTAATAAATTAATTGGTCTCAGCAAGTATACTCGTATTGCTCAGTGGTGTGCTCGCCGTGGTACGTTACAAGAAGAACTATGTAACGACATTGCAAGAGAAATAATGAAGGCCACAGAAAGCGAAAACGTAGCGGTTTATATCCAAGCGACCCATGGTTGTTGCGAAAACCGAGGCATTATGGCACATAGTTCGCTAACACAGACTACTGTACTTAAAGGTGCTTTCCAAACAGACTCTGGTACCAAGAAAGAGTTTATGGATAATATTAAACTACAGCAGGAATTTGCTCCAAGATAATGAAAGTCCTAGTAAATGGTTCATGTTTTAACCGGGGTGGTATCCACGGCGAAGAACCGGGTTGGGTCGATCTACTACGTGATCAAACCGCATTTGAGATAGACAATTATAGTATGCGAAGTGCGGGTATTGATTATACAGTTGAATCAACTGTGGCCATACTCACTAAACAAAAATACGATGCTGTTATTATAGTATGGCCACAGATACATAAAGTCGATTTAAAAACCGTTGATCCCATAAACTTCCCAGATCACGAACGAACATCATACTATATTAGTAGACAAATAGAAAGAGCCAGTCTGATTAATCCAACCAGACAACATATTGATCATTTACAATTTGATCAGCACTGGGTCTTTAATCAATACCCCAGTATAAGAACCAAGAATATAATCGATACTTGGTATAGTTTTTTACTGTATACCGATCATAAACAGGTGTTCACTGAAAATTTATTAAAAATATATATTCTCCAGCAACATCTAAAATCATTGGATATTCCGTTCTTGTTTTATTTTGGAAAGTACAGTTCGTTTGCCGCGGCGTATCAAAAACAAAATAAATTGTTCGATGAGAGATATGTTGATTTACAGTATAGTTTTATGGGTGTTGCAAAGAAAACAAAAGCATGGAATAAAAAATTATGGAAGTCTGATATTAAAGGGCATCAAATGTTTTCAAAGATCGTGCAATATGGATTAACAAACTTACTAAAACAGAATGGATTGATCTAACATGATTAAAGGATTACGAGGCGATCAAGGTATTACGGTTAGCGGCGGCGATACCAGTGTTCCTTATATTAACCAAAATACCACCAACCCTATGACAGGTATGATGCGAGTCTGGGGGTCGGAC